CCGCCTCTAGCTGTCAATGAAGTATGGCCCGTTGCATCTCAGGCAGCAATGCTCGCCCTTGTGGCTCAGCGTGGTGATATGGCTATTCGTACCGATACGGGTAAGACCTATATTCTCTCGACGGATGCCCCCACTGTTCTGGCTGACTGGCTTGAGATTGCCGCACCTGGAGATGTTGTTTCTGTTGCAGGACGCACCGGTGCTGTTGTTCTGGCTAAAGCCGATGTTGGTCTGTCTGCCGTTGATAACACGTCAGATGCTGGTAAGCCAGTTTCCACAGCACAACTGACTGCTCTGAACCTCAAGGCCAACCTGGCTTCTCCGGCATTCACCGGTACGCCGACAGGCATCACTAAGACTCACGTTGGTCTTTCGAATGTCGATAACACCACTGACTTGCTTAAGCCAATCTCGACTGCAACTCAGACTGCTTTGAATCTTAAGGCAGCATCGAGTCACACACATGCCTCGACAGACATTGCTGTAATTGATGGAGGGACACCCTAGTTATGCCTCGTATTACCGACATTAGGTCCCGAAAGGGGACGGCTTCCGCATGGGCGAGTGCTAACCCGGTGCTTAGTGCCGGTGAGCCTGGCTACACAACGGACACCCACGTCTTGAAGCTTGGGGATGGAACTTCCACCTGGAAGAACCTTCCCGCATACATGGCCAAAATGCTTGACACTGTCTCAGATGATGTAGCCATTGAACACACATTCAATGTAAACAAAATCTCTGCAACAGCGGGCGTTAAGATGAACGTTCCGACGCACATCTCAAATCCCGGTCAGACCACCCACCCCTCGGTGTTGTTCTTCCCTGACGGGTGGGGATCACCAGTTAAATGGAAATACTGGATGGCGCATACGCCCTATCCTGCTGGAAATGATGATCACGAGGACCCCTGTATTGCAGTATCGAACAACGGGATTAGCTGGCAGACGCCGGTTGGTGTAACAAACCCGCTGGAAGATGCTGATGGAACACCAGAGTATCACTCTGACGTGGACCTCAAAATGGGACCAAACAACACGATGTACATGTTCTACCGCTGGTATTCAAACATCGGTAACGGTGGCACTGAAGAAAAACTCCGGTACATCTCAACGGTCGATGGAATCAACTGGACTTCGCCTACTGATTTCCTTGTGAGTAACCACCTGACTCGTCGAATCATGAGTCCAACAATGGTCTTTGAAGATGATAAGTGGACTATGTGGGGTGTTGACATTCTCTCAACCCCCAACCGTGTCATTCGAATGGTGTCTACTGACTCAACTCCTGAAGGTTCATGGGGGACGATGACCTATCCTTCCCACAATGCACTTCCTGCGGGTAAGGAACCCTGGCACATCTTCATGATCAAGTTTGGCGGCAAATACTTCGGTCTCTTGAACACTTGCGATCTTGACCAGAATGGTGCTAATGGTGAGCTGCACTTTATGCAGTCTTATGATGGCAGCGTGTTCGAATCATCTCTCAATACCGTGGTTCCGATGTATCAGGCCGGTCAGCATGATCAGGTTTATCGGTCAACGATGATCCCTGCTTTTGAGAACGGTCAATTTGGCTTCCGTCTGTTCTATACTGGTTGGACTGATGGCACGATTGTGTGGAATCTCTATCGATCATTCCTTCGTTCTGGTGGAACTCCGTATGAGCTACCTGAAGGAACAGAGGTTTATGCTCCTCTGGCGCCATCTGGTTGGGAGTCTAGTGGCAGCATCATTCGCAAGAACATTGGTTCACTCATGCAGTACGAGTTTGATATCACTGTTAAGCGTGCAACTGGTTCTGCTACTCTACCGATTACGTCAACGGCATTCGTAACTGTTGGTGTGGTAGTTCCTCCTGAAATTAGAGCACTGGTTGATATCCACACACGCTATCTTCCAGGCTGGCTATACGGTGGATCACCTATGTTCAACGTGCATACTCAGATCTTCATTAACTTGTATACCGGAGCAATCCTCATTAAGTTGCAGAATGGCACTGCTAACATGACTCCCGGTGTAGGCTTCAGTCTCAATTTGTCCTTTAGCCTACCCTCGTCTGACGTTCCTGCATAAACTCGTCGGGCATACTATTTGATTGAAAGGAGATAAGATGGCGGTTCTAGTAGAAGATCCGAATGATCCGGGAACATACCTAATTCTGAACACATATCCGACCGAAAACCCAAACGGTCCAGGGTATGACCCGGATAATGATCAGCGTCCAACAACTCTTAGTTGGGGTGATGCTGGTGAGCGGCTCTTTGAGACCGGCGTCGATCGAGGGGTTCTCTATCCTAATGGTATGCCCGGCGTAGTATGGAATGGTTTGATCTCAGTATCAGAGAGTCCTTCTGGTGGTGAAGCAACACCATATTACATCGATGGGTACAAGTATGCTAACCCATCAGCACCTGAAGAGTTCAATGCAACGATTGAGGCGTACACGTATCCTGATGAGTTTTCACTCTGTGATGGCACTGATATTATGGCTGCTGGCGTATTCATCACTCAGCAAAAACGAAAGCCATTTGGCCTTTCATATCGAACACGTATCGGCAATGACATCAAAGGTACTGATCTAGGATACAAGCTTCATGTGATCTATAATGCGCAAGCTAACCCCTCCCAAAAAAGCTATGCTTCCATGGGTGATAGTACTGAGGCCTCAACGTTTAGCTGGGACATCTCAACTCGACCTATGAAATTTCAGAATGCAGCATTTGGTGTCAAGTATGGTGCGCATCTGGTCCTGGATTCAAGGTTTGTATATCCGTGGGCTATGGCTGCTATTGAAGCCGTTCTGTATGGTGATGCTTTTACTGCGCCAGCACTACCTGCCCCACAGGATTTGCTTGATCTCTTTGTAGATAACGCACTCCTTCAGGTCACCGATAATCACGATGGTACTTGGACCGCAACTGGTCCGGATGAAGCCATCACCATGCTCGATGCTACTACCTTCCAAATCAACTGGCCCTCGATGGTTATGATTGACGAAGATTCTTACAATGCTAGTTCTCTTTAGGAAAGGAGGAGTCAATGGCTACAATTACTGGATTTACAGCTACTCGAATGCTAGCGATTGAAGCTGGAACCGTCGTCTCTGGCTTGATCAATGAAGTGGGAAACCTCATTCTCACTCGTAAAGATGGCACAGAGATCGACGCAGGCTCAGCGATCCCGCTCCTGCCCATTGCTAGTGAGGTTCTAGCAGGTCGAGTCGAGTTGGCTACAAATGCTGAAACTCAGACCGGCACAGATAACACTAGGGCGGTGACCCCCGCAAGTCTAGCGGCTCGCACAGCAACAGCAACTCGATCTGGCGTTGTTGAGCTAGCGACAACCGCTGAAGTTCAAGCAGGTACAGATACTGCTCGTGCCGTTACGCCTGCTGGTGTAGCAGCACTTGCTGGGTACCGTCTTTTGGAAACTGTTCGATACACCTCAAGCGGCAGTTTCGCGAAAGCGTCATATCCTGGGGTAAAGGCTATCAATATTCGTCTCATTGCCGGTGGCGGAGGTGGCGGTGCTTGTGGTTTAGCTTCGTCAGGAAACCATTCATGTGGCGGTGGCGGCGGTGGCGGAGGATATGCCGAAGCATTCGTGCTCGCCTCGAGTCTAGCCGCTACGGAAACCGTGACCGTGGGCGCTGGTGGTGCTAGTAACAATGTTGGTGGCACATCATCCTTCGGAACCAAAGCATCAGCAACTGGTGGTGACAATGGTGGTTTCATCAACAACACGGCAGTTATGGTTGCGGCCATGGGTGGGATTGGTGGTATTGGTACTATCGGTGATGTCAAAGCTGCCGGTGATTCTGGAAAAAATGGCACTGGCTATGCGACACTAGGTCATGGCGGCGGTGGCGGCGGTTCATTTATGGGCGGCGGTGCTGTTGGAACCTATGATGGAAGTACCGCGGCAGTGAATACGGGCTTGCCCGGACAGATCTATGGTGGCGGCGGAAGTGGCGCTTCAACTAATACTGCTAGTATCGGTGGCGCCTCTGGTGGTTCTGGAGCACAAGGTATTGTACTCGTGGAGGTGTACATCTAATGTCTACGAAAACATATGCCGTTATCCAGGATTCTAAGGTTGTCAATATGATCCTCTTAGATTCTGAAGCTGAATACCTGGTTGAAGAAAACCAAACACTGCTGCTTGCTACTGATGATGCAGCAATCGGCGGGTCTGTGAAAAATGGCACTTTTGTTGCTCCGGTTCGTCCTGAGCAGGTTTCGCCGGAAGTACTCGAAGACCCTAAAGTAGCCGCAGCTAAAGAAGAGGCGTTAAGCCAACTAGTTGGTCTTGGGGTTACTGAATCGGTTGCAAGAACCATTGTGGGACTACCTCCTGCCTAGCCATCAACTATAGGAGTTGTCATGAGAATTTCCTTTCAATCCCGAGGGTCTTTTAAGACCATGGAGACCTTTCTTCAGAGAATGTCTAGAGGCGATATATTTCGGGAACTGGAAGGACTTGCTCAAGAGGGGGTCGCTGCATTGTCCGCGGCGACCCCCAAGAACTCCGGTACAACTTCAGTTAGCTGGGGTTGTGAAGTAAAAGTTGGATTCAGATCCTCCTCCATCACTTGGACAAACACTAACGTCGAAGACGGATTCCCCGTTGCAATTATGTTGCAGTATGGGCATGGTACAGGAACTGGTGGTTGGGTTTCTGGTCAAGACTTCATCAACCCCACAATCAAACCGGTATTTGACAAGATCGCAAACAAAGCATGGAAGGCGGTGACTTCTGCATGAGCAGCATTGACGAGCGCGTCGTCCAAATGAAGTTTGATAATGCCCAGTTTCAAAAAGGTGTATCAGACACAACTAGTTCTCTCGACAACCTGAAAAAAGGTCTCAACCTCGACGGCGCAGCAAAGAGTCTTCAGGGTCTCGATGCAGCAGGCAAGCGCTTCTCCCTTGCAGGAATGGCGACAGGCATTGAAGCCATCGCTTCCAAGTTTAGTGCGATGTCAATCATCGGCATCACGGCCCTCACAAACATTGCTAATAAAGCAGTTAATGCGGGCCTATCTATAGTCAAATCGCTAACTATCGCACCAATTGCCGATGGCATGAAGGACTACGAGGCTAAACTAACCTCAGTCCAGACAATCATGAACGCTACTGGAGCATCCATCGGCACTGTCGATGGCTATTTCAAGCAGCTCGATACTTACGCTGATAAAACTATCTACAACCTTACCGACATGACTGGTGCATTTGCGAAGTTCACTAACGCTGGCATCGGTATGGATAAGTCAGTTCCGGCAATTAAGGGTATCGCTAACATGGTGGCCCTTGCTGGTCAGGATGCTGGCGCAGCTTCAATTGCCATGTACAACCTTTCTCAGAGTATGGCCGGTGGGTTTCTTACCACCACAGACTACAAATCTCTAAACCTCGCTAACGTTGCCACTAAGGAGTGGAAGGGCGAGATGATCAAGGGGGCTATAGCCGCCGGTACCCTTAAGAAGAACACTAAGGGTATGTATGAGATCAAGGGTGCAAAGGGTGCATGGACTGACGCTGAGCTGTTCAACGAGAAGTTGTCTGAAGGCTGGGCAACAACGAAGGTCATGACTGAGGTTCTTGGCGATTACGGCGACACAACTACTGCCATTGGTAAGAAGGCTCAGGCTGCTGCTCAGGATGTGAAGAGTTACTCCATGATGATGGATACACTCAAGGCTTCTGTTGGCACTGGCTGGACTGACACCTTTGAAATCCTCATCGGTAATGTGGATGAAGCCAAAAAGTTGTTCACACCTCTCACGGCTACTATCGGTGGGTTCCTAGATGAAATGTCCAAGGCCCGCAATGAACCATTGGCTGAATGGAAGAAACTGGGCGGTCGTACTGCGGCTATCGATTCAGTTAAGAATGCATTCAAAGCTCTTATGGCGATTGCTACACCGATCAAGGATGCTTTTCGAGAGATCTTCCCGGCAACAACTGGGGTTCAGCTAGCCTATATCACCAACAAGATTAAAGACTTCACCGCAAGACTTATGCCTAGCGCTGACACGATCGAAAAGATCAAGAGTGTAGCCAAGGGTTTCTTTGCTGCTCTCGACATCGGTCGAATGATCATAATGGGAGTAGTTCAGGTAGCGGTCCGTCTCTTTAGCTCACTTTCCGAAGGTAGTGGTGGTTTCCTAACGGGTGCCGCTGCCGTAGGCGATTGGGTGGTTAGTCTTCGTGACGCCCTAAAAGATGGTCGTAGCATAAGTAAGTTCTTTGATGGATTCGGTACCATTCTCGTAGGTATAATCAGTGGTCTTAAAAATGCAGCTAAGTGGGTTGGTGATCTCTTTGGCGGTTTTGCTAAGGCCGACACCAGTGGCGCTACTGCGGCCATCGATAATGTCGGTAAGCGGGTTGAAAACCTTAAAGAAGCTGGTAGTGGACTTAAGAAAATCTGGGAGGGATTCGCGAATGCCGTAAAGGTTGTTTGGGAGTTCTTTGCTCCTTTAGGGCAGGCTATTGCTGATGTCGCGGGCAAGATTGGTAGTGGCATTGCTGATGCGATGAAGGGTGTTGACTTTAACACGGTTCTCGATGCAATCAATACTGGTCTGTTTGCGGGTCTATTCCTCATGATTCGAAAGTTCTTCTCGGGTGGATTCGCGAAGGAAGCCGAAGGCGGTGGAATCCTTAGTACCATTAAGGAAGCATTTGGTGGTGTCACAGACACTCTGAGTGCTATGCAAACCATTCTTAAAGCCGGAACACTGATTCTGATCGCGGGTGCTATTGCACTTCTGGTTGGGTCGATCTTTGTTCTCTCGACCATTGACTCCGGGAAACTGATGTCGGCGCTTGCTGCCATCGGTGCCATGATGGGTCAGCTCATGATTGCAATGCTCATTCTTGATAAGATCTCATCGCTTGGTGGAGCTGTTAAAATTACAGCTCTCGCCATTGCTATGGGTTTCTTTGCGGTTGCCATTGGCATCCTCGCTGTGTCTATGAAGATCATGGCATCCATGAGTTGGGAAGAAATCCTTAAGGGTCTTGTTGGTGTAATCACTTTGCTTCTGGCAATTGCAGGCGCACTCAAGATTATGTCTGG